GACCTGCAGGAGGACATAGTGAGGGTCGTGCAGTCAACAGACGAATGCACAGAGAACCTCCCGCGGCTGATAGTGGGTCTTGACAACGCAAAGAGGTACGCACAGGACAACGGCTTCCAGTTCGACATACTTGAGCACACCTACCCCAACGGCGACATGTGGACGTTCAAGAAGACGGAGAAGAGAGAGTTCTACGAGGATGACCTTGAGGCATTCAAGAAGATGATTGTCGAAGTCCAGGGAAGCGACGTCACCTACCGCTACATGGACGTGTTCAGACTGAAATACAGCCAGGCGAAGAGGCTCCACAGCCTGCTCCTGAGCAACTCCCTCCAGAAACACCACAACTACATCATAGTGGACAGGAACATGGTCTACACAGCCATAAACCCCACAACAGTGATAGGTCTAAGCCTCTCGCAGCTAAGGTACGTCGGAATAGACAGGGAAAAGGTAATAGAAAAATTAAGGAAACCGTTATACAATAGAGTATACTTCACCTCATCAAGGAAGATGTGGCAGCTCAAGGAATGGTTCAGGGGCAGGGAGTACGTGATTGCCAGTGTATTCGAGAAGAATGCAAGAAAAAAAGAATCAATGTGATATTTATTAATATATGGCACAGATATCTAAAAGGCCCGTCAAGAGGGTGAAAATAAAAGAGTTCAAGATTCTTAGGGAGAAGGCTGGAGAACCGTTTGAGGCCACCGTAGAGGTTAAGGCCCAGATAATTAATCCTATTACAGAGATTAAGCAGACATTTATCCATACAAAAGACGGTTTGAAACCAGAAGAAGAGACAATGACTCCAACCGAAGACCAAGAGCCAATAAAGGCCCAAGAAACAGAGGGGCAGACAGACGTGGCCGAGAATAGTCCTGAGACAGAAGAACCAAAGAAACCGAAGAAGGGAAAGAAAAATAACAAAAAGCAAGAAAACTAAAAAAAATATGGATACAAAGCAGAAAATCGAGCTCGCAAACCAAATACTCGGCAACGCAAGCCAAGAGGACGTCACGATGCTCAGGGGCGACAGAAGCCTCATCGAAAGGAAACTGACAGAGAAAATCATCCTCACAGAAGACAACCGTGAGCTTCTCAGGGACTAATAAGACAAAGCCACAACATAAAAAAAATGGACAGGGAATACCTTACCAAACATAACATGATGGAGGCTCACAAGCAGTTCATGCGCCTTAGCGAGGGATACCTTGCAACAGACCTGTCTGAAGAGGAGCCAGGCCAGGAAGACCCAGGCCAGGGAGGAATGCCGCCGATGGACGCACCAGACCCAAGCCAGGGAGGACAGCCCATGCCAGACCAGACACAGACACCAGAGGGAGGAGAGACGCCCCCGATGGACGCAGAACAGCCCCAGACGCCCGAAACAGGACAGGAACCACCGATGCCAGACATGGGGAGGCCAGGCGAGGAAGACATGCTTGAGCCAGAGAAGAGCGACGACGACGTTCTCGACGTGCAGGACCTTACCGACGCACAGGAGAAGCTCAACAAGAAACAGAACGAGCTTGGGCACGACCTAGGTGACGTTGACAACAGGATTGTTGCGCTCCTCACGGCAGTTGAGAAGATACAGGGCGCCATAGAGAAGAACAGCGGCGAGATTGAAGGCCTCAAGGGGGAACTTGAGAAAAGAATGCCCACAAGGACCGAGAAGCTCAACATGCAGTCGCTCAACATGTACCCCTACAACGTCAGCCCCAAGGACTATTGGGCACAGAAGGAAAAGGAAGGTGTCTACCAGGCAGAGCACGACGCAAACGAGGACAACCTCAAGAAGCAGTTCGAGATAACACAGCAGGACGTTGACGACTTCACCGACAGGGAGATTGAGGACTCATTCGACGACAACGAGAAGTACAGGCTCACAATGAAGGACATATTCAAAGGCTTCTGACTAATAAAACACCACACCAGACACAGATGCGGGGGAAAACAACACTTCCTCCGCATTTTTTTGCGCCCCAGCCCTTTCACGGAACAAGTTTTTCCAGTATATTTGCACAAAAGAAAAAAACAAAAGGTTATAAACAAAAAAACTAATTTAACAAAATCAAAATTTATGGTAAACATCAATTCAGATGACGTGATGGCCCAGAAGAAAGAGAAGGAGGAGGCCAGCAAGAAGGAACAGGAGAAAAGAATCAAGTTCGGCAACTTCGAGTTCGACGAGAAACACTACCTCAACACCAGACTCTCAAAGACCGAGAAGGAAAGGGAGATTGTAATCAGACTCCTCCCGTTCTCAGAGACCGAGCTCTCACCGTTCAAGAAAATCCACGTACACTCCGTAAGAGCAATCAACGAGCACGGGGAACTCAAGTGGAAGAAGTTCATGTGCCCAGTGGGCATGGGGAAGGACGACAAATGCCCCTTCTGCGAAACGGCACAGAAAGCCAGGAAACTCATGTTCGAGGAGAAGGACGAGGCAAAGAAAGCCAAGTACAAGGAACAGCTCGTCATCAACTCCTCAAAGGACTACTGGCTCGTAAGATGCATAGACCGAGCAAACGAACAGGACGGCGTCAAGTTCTGGAGGTTCCCCGACGCACGCAACGGCGACGGAATCTGGGACAAAATCTACAACCTCTTCATCACCAAACAGAAAAGAGGCGTCAACATCTTCGACCTCTACGACGGCAAGGACCTCGTAATCACCGTCAAACGCCAAATCGACTCCGCTGGCAAGGAGAAACTCGTCTACCAAATCCAGGACGACGAGGAGAAACGACCGCTCGCCGACACCGAGGAACAGATGGAGGCCTGGGTGAACGACCCTATGAAATGGGACGACGTCTACTCCGTAAAGAGCTACGATTTCCTGTCAATAGTCGTGGGAGGAGACTGGCCAGTGTGGAACAAGGAACTCGGCAAGTTCATACCCAAGTCAGAGGCCGACAAGATTGAGGCCGAGGCGCAGGCACAGGCCGACAGGGAGAACGCCGAGGGAAGCTCGAACGACTTCTCCACATTCACGGTCGACATCAATGAGGGCGGGGAGGCCGAGGACGACGGCGACCTGGTTTTCTAATAATAAGGAAGGTAAACAAGTAAATTAAGTTTTATGGCAGAACAGGCAAAGAAACCGCTCAAGAAGGGGGCGGGGATACATAGTACGTCATTCAGCGTTGACAGCCTTAAGAGTGAGTTTGCGGCTGGAAACGAGATACACAAGAAGAGTGCGGACAAACCTCTTGATTGGATTGTAATGCCGAACGGATTCCAGAAGGCACTGAATATCTGCGGTATACCAATGGCAAGAACTGTAATGGTTCGAGGCTGGTCTGAGACAGGAAAAAGTACTATCAAGAACTGTGCGATAGCATCTGCGATGAAGCAGGGTGTACTTCCTGTGATATTCGAGACTGAAGGTAATTTTGATTTCCAGTATGCAAAGGATTGCGGCATGCCAATAGAGCCAGTGTACGGTGACGTCGAGTATGTTGACGAGGAGACTGGCGAGGTGTACACCAAGAATGAAATTGTGGACTGGAAGGGTGACTACCTGCTGTTCACCAACGCAAAGATGTGCAACTTCTGCGGTGATATGGATTATTCCAGCGGCACGAAGAAATCAAAGAAGCGCAAGGTGGCTGTTATTGAAGACATCGCCTATATCATCAACACGTTGCTTGACAAGCAGGATGAAGGCGAAATACCAATGCCGCTGTTGTTTGTCTGGGACTCAGTAGGTAGTATACAGTCCTATCAGTCATATACATCAAAGGTGACAAACCAAATGTCTGATGCAGGTGCAATATCCAAGTCATTCAAACCTATTTTCATAAGAATCTCATCAAGCAAGGAAGCTGGTACTCCATACATGAATACATTATTGGTTGTCGGAAAAATCTGGTTAGATGTTATGAATTCCGTAGGAAATGCCACATCTATAGAGAATTCTGGGGGAAAAACGGTATTCTATAACTGCCGCCTGTGTATCCATTGCGGAGGTTTAGCGAAGGCTGGAACCAAGAAATTAAAGGCTATAGTGAAAGGGCAGGAATATCAGTATGGGACACTTACAAAGGTAAGCATTGTGAAAAACCAGCTTCCAGTTCCGTACCAGCTTACGTCTGCTGGAACTTTCTGCTGTGTTCATAACGGTATCATAGCTGAAGACGAGCTTGATGCATACAAGAAGAAATACCTTCCAGAAATAATCAAGAAGATGCAGGAGAAGGATGAGGAAGGTGTGCTAACAAACGTAAAGCCTGAAGAGGTGCAGTTTGTAGAGGAAGACGAAGCTTAAAAGATGAACTAATCGGTGGCACGGTGAAATATCCGTGCCGCTTTTAAATTAACAGGCACATGATAAGGAAGGAATCAAAAGATAAAAAATGGCAATAACATCGAAGTTGACCCAAATACCTAAAGCATGAGCAGCCGCCAATCACAGTTGCTCATTTCCATTGTACCAAATAAATATC